CCACCCCTCCCAGTGGCCCCACTGGAACGACATCATCGGCAAGCCCGCCGTGCCCGGGCTCGAGGATGTGACGATCGACGCCGACCAGGTCATCAGCGGCATCCTCGACATCCTGCGCATCCCGGTGGCCGCGTTTGACGAGAGCGACCCGACCAAGGTGGTGCGAAGCGACGACCCGCGCCTCTCGGCGCAGGTGGTGGTGCTGGAGGCGGTCGAGGCACTGGCCGCCGGCGACTATGTCTCCATCACCAATAGCGGCGGCGAGACCAAGGCGGTACGCGCCTCGGCTGCGACCGACCAGCGGCCGGCGATCGGCTATGTGGTCGAGTCGACTGGCGCGGGCAGCCTGGCGGTGATCTATCAGGGCGGCATCAACCCCTTTGTGCAACTCAGTGGACTCACGAGCGCCGACGTGGGGCGCTCGCTGTACCTCTCCGCGACCAACCCCGGCAAGGTCAGCGTGCTGCCGCCCGGCACGAATGGCCAGATGATCCAGGTGGTGGCGATGGTGCTCTCGGTGAGCGGTAGCGTGGTGCGCGCCATCTCTCTCAGCGAGCCCTTTGTCGATGTGAGTGAGGTAGAGGATGCGCCTACCGATCCCACCAACGACAAGCACTACCGGCATGTGCAGATCACGCCTGCTGCGACCTGGAGCGTGGCCCACTCCCTGGGCAAGTTTCCATCCGTGGCGGTGGTCGACTCCAGCCAGCGCCTGGTGCTCGGCGACGTCCGGTATGTGTCGCTGAACCTGGTCGAAATCACCTTCTCCGCGCCCTTCAGCGGCGAAGCTTATTGCAACTGAGATGCACAATTTATCGCTCTACAAAGCCATGGGTGGTATAATACGAACAAATGTAGTGCTCCCGCGCTGCGCCAACAGCCGGGAGCATGGACGCAACCTGCAAGGAGGTTACGCCATACCGAGTGTACCACGCACTTCGGGTGTCTATCGTATTACCTGCGCCGCGACGGGCAAGGTCTACATCGGAAGCGCCCACGATCTGCACCGCCGCTGGCTCGAGCACCAATCCTCGCTCAGGGCTGGCACTCACCGCAACGCGCATCTCCAGAACGCTTGGGACAAGCACGGCGCTACCGCGTTTGTCTTCGAGGTGCTCAAAGAAGTTCCCGTCGCCGACTTGCTGACGGTCGAGCAAGCGTACCTCGACCAACACCAAGCATACGATCGACGTTACGGCTACAACATCGCACCCCTCACATCGTAGCACGGAGTAGTACATGCTCGTTCTGACTAATTTGGACCTCGGAGGCAATCAACTTTTAAATGTTCGATTGCAAATGCTCGGTTCCGACCCCAGCCCGCTGACGGCGCTGATCTACTACAACACGACGGCGAACATCGTCAAGTATTACAACGGCACCAGCTGGCAGTCGCTGGTCCAGGGCGGCGACGCGGGCACCCTCGATGGCCAGGACGGGGTCTGGTACTTGGACCGGGCCAACCACACCGGCACGCAGGCGGCGGCAACCATCAGCGACCTGGCGACCGTAGTGAAGGCCTACCGCCTCGACGAGTTCGCCGCGCCGACCGCAGCCGTGGCCATGAACAGCCAGCGAATCACCGGCCTGGCCGATCCCACCAGCGCTCAGGACGCCGCAACGAAGGCATACGTGGACGCGGCGCGCAGCGGCCTCGACACCAAGCAGAGCGTGCGCGCGGCCACCACAGCGGCGCTGCCGGCCAACACTCGCTCCGGTAACGTGCTGACCGCCAGCGCTAATGGCGCCCTGCCGGCGATCGACGGCGTGACTCTGGTTGTGGGCGACCGGCTCTTGGTGAAGGATGAGAGCACTGGAGCCAACAACGGCATCTACACCATAACCACGGTAGGCGACGCCTCCAATCCGTTCGTACTGACCCGCGCGTCTGACGCCGACAGCTCGGCCGAGGTCACCTCGGCGCTCTTCATGTTTGTCGAGGAGGGCACAACCAACGCAGACAGCGGCTGGACGCTGACCACCAACGACGCCATCACTTTGAATAGCACGGCGCTCACCTTTGTGCAGTTCTCCGGCGCCGGCCAGATCATCGCCTCAACTGGCCTCGCCAAGAGCGGCAACACACTGGCATTGGACACGGCCAACGGCTACGGCGTCCGGCGCACCGGCGTCGACGTAGGCGACGGGTCGGCGACGAGCTACCTCATTACCCACAACTTCGGTACGCGCGACGTGGCAGTGCAGCTGCGGCTCTCAAGCGGCACCTACGCCCAGGTGCTGTGCGACGTGGAATACACCACAATCAATGCGATCACCCTGCGTTTCGCCAGCGCGCCGACCACCAACCAGTATCACGTCATCATCACAGGGTAGGTGTAGGCGATGGATCTGCTCTCTCAGCTCCAAATCCGCACCGCGGGTGTCGCGCCGGCCATTGCCGAGCGCAGCTCAAGTGCCACCAACAGCGTCGTCGAGGTGCTGACGCTGCGCCACAGCACCTCGGACACGCCGGCCGCCGGGCTGGGGGTGCGGCTGCGCCTGGCACTGGAGTCGTCGACGACCGAGGATCGCGACGCCGCCACGCTATCGACCTGGTGGTCAGACCCGGCCGACTCCACCCGCACGGCCTCCTTCGCGCTGCACCTGGCCAATAGCGGCGCGCTCGTCGAGCGGCTGCGCATGACCGGCTCGGGCCAGATGGCGTTAGGGAACGATATTACGCCTGAAGACGACAGCCAATTGACGATCTGGGGACCATCGGCAGCATTTGGGCAGCTTACGCTGGCAAAAACGGGCGGGGCGTCGAAAGCCAGGCTGTTCACCACCGGCAACGGCTTTCTTATCGACACGGTGCGATCAACCGTGCTTGGGAACTTTGACAGCTCGACCAACGCGCACGCCAGGTTCGCAATCGTTTCAAATAACGCTGATAGCTACTTTGCGTTCTACACCGCCAACGCAAACAACACGTTCGGCACCGAACGTATGCGGATCGATAAGTCTGGAAACGTCGGGATCGGTCGCAGTCCGACGTATAGGGTTGATATTGATGTCGGTTCTGCGGGATACGCGCGTATTATCTCCAGTGGCTCAGGGGATAGCGGGTATAGCGATCTGTTGCTCGAAAACAGTAACTCTGGCCAGAATGCACAGATCTACCTCTTGGGCAATGGGGCAGCGAGCGGAGGCGGGAGCAACTCGCTCAATTTCTATACGTCGGGGAGCGGGAGTGCCATCGCCTTTCATCCGCAGGGCGTTACGAACGCCCTGCGCGTGTTCTCGACTCTCGTGGACGTTGGCGCCGGGAGCGTGCGGATCAGGAGCGGAAGCGGCCCAGGCTACGAGCGCACCTTTATCAGCGGCGGCGGAACCCGCTCAGCAGGTCAGGCGCTCTGTAATATCACGATGAGCTACGGCATCTGCCTTGTGCGGATCACCTACGCCGAACGTAATACCTCGACGGTGACTGGCTCCTCCCAATACTCTGGCGAGGCCACCTTTCTTATTGACCATAATGGTAGTGGCTCTGCGGGCGGCGTCAAAATCGCGAACAGCAGCCTCGTCACAATGAATCGCACCATTCGCTTTACTCAGTCAGGCGTCTCCTTTGATTTCTTCTTGCAGGACGCCGGAGCGCCGTCTGATGTGGCCGCCGGCTCGAATAATGTGTTACGGGTTGAGTTGCTGTTCGCAGGCACCGAGCCCTCGGTGACCCTCTATATCTAGGAGTTCCTTATGACGCTGGGCTTCATTCCCGAAAACACCACGCGCCTTCCCGCCGAGCAAGAGTACGAATTGACCGTGCGACGCATGTTCGCCACGGTCGAGCTCAGTGTCCTCGATGTGCTACCACGCCTGCAGCGACTGCGCGTCGTCAACGGCTTGGACGTGCTCGTAGCGGCCACCGCCGAGGGCGAACGGGTCGGCACCTCGACTATGACCAAAGAGCGCCTCCTGGACGTATTGGCCTTGCTCGACAGCTTCCAGACTTGGGCCAATACGGCGCTGGCCGGTCGCCCAAGCCGCACGCCACTAATCATTCTCTCCCAGCGCGACTAACACCCAGAAAGACCCAGCGCTATGAACAACAACCCGCAGACCATCACGCTGAGTCTGGAGCAGTGGAACGCCCTGGCCTCGCTGGCCGCCCGCGCGCCCATGCTACCTGCCGAAGATCTCTGGCTGCGCGAGTTGGGGCAAAAGCTCCAGCAGCAGCTCCAGGCCGATACGAAGGACGCGGCGGAGACCGAGCACCTCCCGGCGGCGTAGAACCCGCAGCCCCTCCCGACCTCCGACACTAGCACTTCAACGACAAGGGGAACTTTCATGGCTGAGACCTATTTGGATATGGACACCACCACCGGGCGCTTCAAGCGCAAGTCCGCCTCAAGCGTCTCCACAGGCTCCTCCGACGCCGGCAAGATTGTCGCGCTCGGCAGCGATGGCAAAATCGACGCCTCGATGATCTCCTCGACGAGCGGCGGCGGCGGGGACTCGATCACCGCGACCGAAGCACTCACCGAGGGGGATGTCGTAAATCTCTACAACAGCAGCGGGCGCAAGGCGCGCAAGGCGCTCGCGACCGATGAGACAAAGCCGGGACACGCCTTCGTGTTGGCATCGGTCGCGCAGAACGCCGCGGCTACCGTCTTCGCCACTGGCACCAATACCAAAGTGAGCCTGACCGGCTTCACCACAGCCGACATCGGCAAGCCAGTCTACCTCTCAG